GAGGACAGTGAAGTATCCTTGAACATAGATGCTATCTTTAAGGGTGATGTCAAAGAACTTCAAGAGCTGGTGAAGTTAGCTCCTTCTTATTTAGTAAAGGCTGCTGTTGGAATTAAAACTACAGAAGAGGGCAAGCAGTATCAGGCTGTATTCACAAGAAAGTTTGCAAAGAATGCTATAACTAATTACAGCAAGATTGATGCAGCTATCACAGAGTTTCAGGCTGCTGGAGGTGCTCCCAACACTGAGTTTAGTGTAGAACCTTTGCATGAGAATGTAGTTGAGGCAACTCAGTTTACTCCTAAGGCAGATGCAACTGCTCCTGCTGGAGATATGCCCTTTGATGCACCTGCTGGGGGTGCAACTCCTTGGGATTAAGTAGAACATAAAACAAATAACTATGGCTATCAGTATAGGTAAACCTAACATAAGATTAGATGAGATATTATCAAAGGTGTCTGAACTTGATATTATCCATCACTACTTTGGAGTAACAAATGTTCCTTGTATCATATCAAGTCCCTTGAGACCTGATAACCATCCTTCCTTTGGATTCTATAGTTTGGATGGAAAGAAGATACATTGGACAGATTTGGCTACCAAAGATGGTGGTGGTGTGTTTGATTTGTTGGGTAAATATTGGGGGGAGAGTTACAATGATGTGCTTGCGCATGTTTGGGAGGACTTACCCAAGATTACCAGTACTGATGGCTGTAGTGTTCCACATGAGAAAAGGATTGTATCAAACAAAGCCTACAACTCAAATATTGACCTGCAATGTAGAGTGAGGGAGTGGAAGAAACATGACCTTGAATACTGGGAATCCTATGGAATTTCCCTCAAATGGTTAGAATATGCTGATATATATCCTATATCCCATAAGATAGTGATTAAGGAGGGAAGCAGATTTGTATTTCCTGCTGATAAGTATGCCTATGCTTATGTGGAATATAAGGATGGCAAAGTAACCTTAAAAATATATCAACCATTCAACAAGAGGGGCTATAAATGGAGCAACAGGCATGATAGGTCAGTTATCAGTCTGTGGACTAAAGTTCCTGAGTATGGTGACAGAATATGTGTCTGTTCATCCATGAAAGATGCTTTATGTCTATGGGCTAACACAGGTATTCCTGCTCTTGCCATACAAGGGGAAGGGTATGGAATGAGTGATACAGCTATTAATGAACTCAAGAGAAGATATAAAGAGATTTATATACTACTGGACAATGATGAAGCGGGGTTAAAAGATGGACTGAAGCTGTCTGAATCTACTGGGTTCATTAATATTGTATTACCAAAGTTCAATGGAGGGAAAGACATCTCCGACCTCTATAAATATTTAGGAGACAAAGAAAGGTTCAGGAGAATAATGCTGGACCTATTTGAGAACAAAAATTAAAGTTAAATCAAAAAAAAAAACATTATGGAACCTCGTAAAGTTATAATCATTGATAACAAGAATCAGTCTCAAAAAGTTATTGCTAACTCAACAGCTACTACATTGGGTGAGTTGAAAAGAGAAATGAGAGAAAGAGGCATTAGTTATGAAGGCAATACTTTCTACTGCGGTCAGATGAGAGCAGAATTGAAGGATAATGCTGCTCCCCTTCCTGAAACTGTGATGTACAGAGGTCAGG